AACAAGATGAGTGGTTGGAGTGGTCAGCTACAGAACAGGCAGATATTGGTTGCCGCCTGCTAGATATCATTCTAGAGCATACTGATCTTGTTAAGCGAGTTGACACGTACAGCAACGGCAAGACGCGTACGCTGCTTAAGCCAACTGAGCAAACTCTTAAGTGGATCGAAGAGCACAATGAGATTTGTAAGTTCATGTTTCCGGACAAGATGCCGTGCATTATTCATCCTGACGAGTGGACTAGCGTAGAGCAGGGCGGATATTACACTCCAGAAATGCGATCGTGTTCTCCGTTGATTAAAGTGGAAACTAAGCGGCACCGTGAGATTGTGCGTAATGCAGACCTTAGCAAAGTAATGCAGTCTGTTAATACGCTACAGAATGTTCCTTGGGAAATAAACCAAGATGTGTTTACAATTGTTAAGGCAGCTTGGTCTAAGGGCCTCCCTATAGGTATGCCGTCTTCTAACCCTATTGAAATCCCCCCGTCACCTGTGCAAGACAAGAACAAACGTGATCTTACTGAACGTGAGCAAGAGGCGTTTGTAGACTGGAAGCGCGAAGCTGCACAGCTTTATACGTTGGAGAAAGAGCGTGTCAGTAAATCGTACCAGATTAGCCGAATTATCCGAATGGGAAATGAGTTCGCTAGACACAAAGCTTTTTACTATGTTTGGTACGCTGATTTCCGTGGACGACTATACACGACTACTGCGGGATTTAGTCCTCAAGGGCCAGATATTGCAAAAGGAATCATACGGTTCGCTAATTCGAAACCTCTTGGAGAGAGAGGCTGGTATTGGCTACGGGTTCATGGAGCCAACAAGTACGGATACGATAAAGCTGCATACGATCAAAGGGTCGAATGGGTGGATAATCAGCGACAGCGATTTATCGACGCCGCAAACAATCCATTGTCTAGTATCGACGTATGGGCGAACGCAGACAAGCCGTGGCAGTTTCTTGCTTTCCTGTTCGAGTATCGCGATGCGCTGGCATTGGAAGCATTGGGACGCTCAGTGGCAGAATTTCGATCCCGGCTACCGATCGGACTCGACGGTTCTTGCAATGGCCTGCAAAACTTCTCTGCGATGCTTAGAGACCTTACCGGCGGACTTGCCACTAATCTCGTATCCCCGTCGAATGATTCCGGCCCTTCCGACATCTACAGAGAAGTTGCCAATGTATGTACTAAGAAAGTCAGACAAATACTTAGTGCAAGAACTGACGACACTGGCTATGCAGCGCAATGGGTACAGTTCTTTGATGCGCACGGAGAAGGCTTCCTTCCTAGAAGCATAGCTAAGCGTCCTGTCATGACCTTGCCGTACGGTTCAACTAGGCAGTCATGCACAGAATATATCTTTGAAGCAATTCTTAAGACTGACAAGAGTTTCTTTGTCGGTAGCTGGAAAGCTGCTGTGTGGCTTACTCCGCACCTGTGGGATTCCATCGGTGACGTTGTTATTGCTGCACGAGAAGCTATGAGTTGGTTGCAGAAGTGCTCTGGCGTTATTAGCAAGACCAATCAAGCAATTGAGTGGTTCGCCACTGACGGTTTTCCCGTGTATCAAGTGTCGCATATCATCGATACGTACAAGATTGAAACTCAGCTTGCTGGTAAGTTCCAGATCAGGCTTGGTAAATACAGTGAGAACATTAATCCAAACAAACAGCGCCTCGGCGTTGCTCCGAACTTTGTGCATAGCTGTGATTCAGATCACCTGCGCGCTACGGTTCGGGCGGCAGCCGCAGAGGGTATTACAGACCTCGCGCTGATCCACGATGATTACGGTACGCATGCTTGCGATACAGACGCGCTACACCGGATCATCCGGGAGACGTTCATTTCCCTGTACGCCAAGAATGACCCGCTAGCGGCCTTCAAGGCGGCGAATGAGCGCGAGGGTACTACCCTACCCGCCCTACCCGCGAAGGGCGTCCTTGACCTCGCCAGCGTCAGGAACAGCCCGTATTTCTTCGGCTGACCGGCTGGCCTCGCCGTAGCTCTTGCGCATCGGTTTCCTTCCTTATTAGATAAAAGTCCTATGAGGAAGGAAGCTATGCGTTGAGTTATAAAGATTTAGATGACGAACAGAAGCTAGAAGAAGCTATCAGGTTTGTGGCTACAGGCCATCCTATTCCTGATGCTCTAGTGGATTTCTTAAAGGAGGTACAGTTGTACGAACTAGTGACCTCACCAAGGGATATTAAATGCAATCCTACCGACTCCCTCCCGTAAGCAAAGAGTTCTTGGAAATACTTGATAAAGCATTCGAGCATCCTGATGTTGTTCCGGGTGCAGATCGAGATACGCTTATGTTTAATGCTGGGTGCAGGCACGTTGTAGACTGGATCAAAAAGCATACTAGCGTTAGCACTATTGCTAATCCTGTTCAACAGCAATTGGCAGAGGTGCGTTATGGCTCTACGAGCAATTGATTTTAACGACATTCCAGAGATCATTTCTGTTTTGCAGAGTATGCAGGCGGAGATTACCTTGTGCGCGGAATCACCTAATGATCCAGTGCATGTTAACTCACAATTGCTTAGTATGGTAGAACAAGACTCTTTTATTGGTTTTATTAATCCAGGTAAAGGGTTTATGTTTGGATGGCTAGGTAATTCATGGTACGATGCCCGGCTTAAAGCTGTAGAGCTTTTGCTTTACGTGTACCCGGAACACAGACAATCGTATTTAGCATCTGCATTAATTATGAAGTTTATTGAGATCGCTAACGAAAAAGGCGCTTGTGAAGTCATTGCTGGAACCTCGCTCGGGTACCGAACTGATGCAGTCGAGAGGCTGTACCACAGGCATGGATTTGTAACTACGGGTGCAAATCTAAAACTTAAACTTGAGTAGGATATAAATTTGTGTGATCCAATTTCATTGTTGATGGTGGGACTTAGTGCAGGTAGTGCCTTGCTTGGCGCAACAAGCAAAATCCCTAAACCACCAAAAGTAGAGAATCCCGCAGCGCCTGCACCTACCGCAAGGCAAGGTGAAGCAGTTGTACGAGTTGGTGGCGATGTCGCCAGCACTAGCGAAGATGTTGCTCCAGAGTACAACTCATTTAAAGAGAAACGTATTGAAGGAAAAACTCTTGGTGGGCTTGGTCGTGGAGGTCTAGGTTTGTAATGTGCACTAAATTATTGTCAACGCTTATGGGCAAACCGAAAGCAGCCCAACAGATGATACCTGCTCGTGAAGCAGACGATGCGCGCGATGCAGATGCCATTGTTAAAGACTCGACGGACAGCACTAGCGAAGTGACTTCTGAGGGTACTGGCGTTTCTGTGAAGCGTACTAAGAAAATTGACAGGCAGGGCGTGCCGGGCCTTAATCTTTAAGGGGCTAGGATGGAACCTGTTAAACTAACTAATACTCTAGATGCGCGTTGGAGTAAATTGCACGCGCTTAAATCTAACGTCCTTAATATGTCTGAACAATACGCACGTTGGACGTTGCCGTACTTGTTCCCGACTGCAAACAGTAAGACAACTGAGGGTACGCTTCTACGTGGTACTAATGACAGTATCGGCGCACGCTGCGTAAACCATTTGTCGAATAAAGTTGTTACTACTCTTTTCCGGCCGCAAGGTGCATTCTTTCGATTGCATCTGCCTAAGAAGACAATGCAGAATATTGCTCGTATGTCTGGACTAGACGACGAGAAAGAAATTGCAGCGGCTGTTGCGGAGCTTGAAAAAGAACTTGCTGATGTAGAACAAGAGGCTACTGATCGACAGAACATGGTCGAATACAGGCCAAATGCTACTAATGCCGCTAAGTTGCTTATCATCACTGGTAATGCGCTTATTTATCATCCTCCGAATAAATCAGTTCAAGTCTACAACATTCGTGACTATTGTGTTGTAAGAGATCTTTCTGGTACTGTTATCGAGATAATGACTAAGGAAGAAAAGTCGTTTGAAACTTTTCATCCAGACGTGCAAATCCAGATTAAGTCTATTCGTAAAGCAAGTGGCGAAGCTGCTTACGAAGACTCTGCTAACATTACTGTGTACACTCAGATTCGTTTGGAAGACAACGGTAAGTTCTATGTGTATCAGGAAGCATGCGGAGTAAAGCTAGATACTGATGGCGTGTTCTACCCGCGAGATAAGCTTCCGTGGGTTGTGCTTACGTGGAACCTATCGCGCGGCGAAGACTACGGGCGCGGCCTTGTTGAAGAATACGCGGCTACGTTCCATGCGCTTGAAGTGTATCATCAATCGCTGATTAATCTTGCCGGTATAATGGGAGACATTAAGTTTCTTGTAAACCCAGCGTCTCTTGTAGACGTAGAGCTACTAAACACATCCGCAGCCGGATCGTACCACTCAGGACGTGAAGGTGACGTAGTTGCTATCCAGACTAACAAACAAAGCGACGCACAATTTATTCTGAGCATGATCGAGCGGAATGAACGGAACCTTGCACAGGCGTTCTTGCTGAACTCGGCTATGACCAGAGACGCAGAGCGAGTTACGGCAGAAGAAATACGCATGCTTGCTAACGAACTTGAAACTAGCAACGGTGGTGTTTATTCACGCCTTGCGTTACAGTGGCAGGTTCCTACTGCAAACATTCTTCTGGACCAGATTGAGTTCGACGGTGACAGATGGGACATTCGTCCTAACATCATCACTGGTATGGACAGCTTGAGCCGGCAAGGAGAAATGGATAGCCTAAGGCTGTTTATTTCCGACTTAGCTATGCTAGAGGCTGTGCCAGAAGATATTCGTGCAGGCATTGACCCGCTTAAGTTCATGGCGTTCTGTGGAACGGCTCGACAGATTGAATACAATAAGTTCCTTATGACAGAAGCGCAAATGCAGCAAAATCAAATGCAACAGCAACAGGCGCTGGTGGAACAGGAACAAATGAAGGCACAAGGCGCAGTCGCAGCGGAAGCTGGTAAGGCTGCTGTACAAGGAGCACAATAATCGTAATGAGCGATACTAATAACGAGAAGCCTGATCCGCTTGCGGCACAGGGCGCAGGCAAGAACGATCTTAATCCGGGGCAGACTTTCGAAGGTGCGCCTAAGCCGCCGTCTGAGCCCGGCAACGAGCCTCCTGAAAAGAAGGGTAAGCCGCACATACAGGAAGAATCAGACGAGGACAGTTCTACTGCAAAGAAGGACGAGCCTAAGAAAGAAGATCCTGCTAAAGAAGGCGACAAGAAAGCACCGGCCGGGCAGTTCATCAAGATTGGTGATCCTGCTGCTGATGCTGCAATTGAAGTTCTTAAGGATTCTGGCGTTACTCCGCAAGAAGCACAGGAGTTCTTCACTAAAGCAATGCAGTCTGGTAATCTGGCTGACATTGACTGGAGCACTATTGAAGC